CTTGCTCCCCCGAGGGGGGCGGTATTTTGCAGTGTATCTTCCGGAAAGTCCGTGGGTACACACTGATGCCGGGTCTAGGGCTCTCCCCTTAGACCTTGCATGAATGCTTGGTATGCCGCTTGGGCATTACCGAACATATTGTAGAAGGCCGGATCCATCAGACCGGCTCCTGCAGTTCGTGCCACCACATTTGTAAGGTGAAGCACGACTTTGGTCAAGGGATCTCCCATGAGGACTCCCGTGACCATGGTAACAGAGCGAACACAAACCCCGTAGGAGGGTTCCTCTGTGCCGATATTCTCCAGTACGCCAGATGCGTAGAAGAATATCTTCCTAGGCGCGAAGCACGTTTTGAGTACTATCGCCTGGAGGAGGTGCGGGATGCCACATTTGGCCATCCACGCTCCTCCCAGATCTCTTCCCACTTCGTGGATTAAGCGATCTGTGGCCTCTTCGTAATCGGTAGATCCGACATAGAGGTCCTTGAAGGTGTCTATCCTTTCGATATAGCCTTCATATGGATTTTCCTCCCTCGAGTCGAGTGAGAAAACCATTCCTCTAAGGTCGTCTGACATCATACGACAAAAGAGGTTCCACCCGTGATTGGCTTTGCCCATCCCGGATGCGCTGCTACGTATCCCTCGTTCGAGGGGTACAGAGCAGATTTTGTTTACAAGATCTAGAACGATCTTTAAACAAACACGGGCCTTGGTAACGCTTCTCGCCTTACCAGGCTCCTTCACCACCGTGAGGAAAGCTTGCCTTAGCAAGTCCGGTGGTGTACGGAGAACGTGATCTAGCGATAGCCAAAAGATCACTTCCCCGGTGGAATCGAATGCCCCAGGGGGTTTATAACATTCGATTTCTCCGGTGTGGAGGTTCCGAACTGGAACATCCTCACCGATCGGTAGAGACTCGAGTATTTCCCGAGTGGCCTCTATCGTCCCACCTTCCTTCCGGGTCTTTTCCCAGGAGGAGGCGGTGCTCACGGTAACTCTTGCCTTAGTAGCAAGACCCGTGAATGCCTCTTGAGGAAGTTCACTTATGATCTTCTCAAGAGCTTTCCTCCGCAGTGCCCGAAGTGTCGGGTGCTCTGGGGGGCGTTCAGTCGAAATGGTGGTTAAAAATTTCACCTTCGACTGGAGGACGACGAGTGGTGGTGGAGTTCCACACCCGCGCGTCTGAGAAAGTACGCCGAGGAGATATGCTCTCCTGGCTCCTTTCGAGCGATCCGTCCGTGCCCAAACATTGACGAATTGCCTGCACCAGTGGGGAACCGACTCCTCGATTTCCCCTGTTGCTGCTTCAAAGGGTCCTCTAAGTGAGACCTCTTTGAACCACTTCCTACTCGCTTTTAGTTGCGAATAGGCAGTTTGGACGGATAGACCCATTTCGGTAATCTCCCCGTCCAGGAACTCATCCCCTATGAGGTAGGAGATGTTTCCAAGTGTGAACATGTCGAATCTATCCCATGTCCACACCTCTTCGGGATAACAGAGGTATCTCTGAATAAATATCCCGTCGACGGTCTTTAGCATCTCAATGAAACGCTGAGACCGTGCCCTGATGTTAGTCGCCGTGCTAGACATCAGTGCTTCAACTTGAGTCCGACTGAGTGTCGGGTCAGTTGCTCCTCGAAGGAACCGATTAATTCTGTTCCTGAGAGTACGAGCCCAGGAGGTGTAATACCCCCCGGTGTCGTTGCATAACTCGCGAAGGCGTTTGCCCCAGTGAGTATGTTCATACACGACGTGCAGTTTGCACATCGGGTTTGAGAGGTCTTGAAATCGAACCTTCGATTTCATTGCCCCGTCCCACCACTTTCCGAAAAGTCGTGGTGGGAGAGGGTCCTGGAGACGAATCCCGTCCCCGGACCAAAGATGAGTAGTTGGGCTCTTACCCTTCTGCTCACCTAATACGCGACCTGCATGGATCTTCCATGGGTCGTCGTATTTGATGCGATAACGGGAATCCTTCCGAAATCGCACCTGTGGCCCCACCGGTCTCGTTTCGAGTACCGCTGGGACATTATCGGTCTCCGTTCCAGAGGAAGCGGACCCCGTGTCATCGAGATCACCGCACTCAGCGATGATATCGAGGACCCTTGCAGACTCCGTAAGAATTTCTGCAAGGGATCCGGACGGACTCAGAACGCCTTCTAGAGTCCTCCGTACCGTGAGATCCCGCTCTACATCGGAATCCCGCGTTGCCTCCGTAAGGGTGAAGCCACCCCTAAGAAGGTTATCCCGGTTCTTTGTCACTGACATAGAACCGGCATGTCTAAGGATTAAGCACGATGGTACTTGTTTCGTAGACAGATACCTTGTCCCTACAGTATAGGGTTTCAAGGGATCGGGTTCCACAATTGGACTCTGAGAGTCCCTGTTGAACCACAGGGTATGTTTTGACATTAGTGAAAACACCCCTTCATGTGAAGCTGGTCCGTTAGGGAGGACCAAGCCCGCATGCTTAACGTTGCCGAT